TTAGTCTTTTTTCAACATTTGAACAATTTTCTTAATTAAAGTTATTAAAATAAAATTTGAAATAATAGCCAATAACGCAATTACTGCCATTGATGATAGCGATGAATTATGATAAACAAACATTTTATATGATGGTATTACACTTATAAAACTATGTAAAATATCAAACAACACACCAAAAATAAAATTTATAATTCCTACATAACCATCGATTATCATATTGATAATTTGTGAAAGTTTAGAAGAATTTCCTTGAAGTAAAATTTGTACAATTAAAGCAAAAAATACAATAATAACCGAAATCAATAAATTATAAACAACATCAATTACTTTATTTAACCAATGTTCTTGTTCTATCGTATTATTTTTATTTTCTTCATTTGTTTTATTCTCTTCATGACTTTTTTCATCTACGGCATCTCCATTTATAATATCCATTAATTCACTCATTCTTTGGGGATCCAAAGAAGATGCCTTAGAAAATAGAAACGTATCATCCTGTTCATCAGGTAAAATTTCATCTTCTTGCTCTTGTTCTAAAACAACATCATTAAATTTATCATGAACCTCTTGAACATTATCGTTTTGTTCATCATCAAATGAAAATCTCTTTGTTTCTTGTTTTTCTAACTCATTAATTAAAAATTGTTTTGATAAGATTTCATTGAAATAATCATATGTTCTATTAACCAATGCAATTAATTGCTCATCATCTTTATATTTATCCAATAATTGATTTCGAGTATGTGTCAAAGTTTCCAAATCCATTTGTGCATTCATTCCAAGAAGCGGTGAAAACAATTCCACAGAATCATACTTAGAAAATAAAAACATATTCATAATTTCTAAATGATTTTTAGTTATTTTATAAACACTGGCCTTTATCTTATCACTGGCTGGCACTAAATCTGGCATGTAAATAACATTTACAAGTAATTGATTAGCCGCTTCAACCATTGATTCAAAATTAGCAACCACCATTGTATGAGAAGGATCAATGTTCATTCGTTGACACGTCACCTCTAAAATATCCACTTCAGGTAAAGGTTTAAGTCGTGAATCTCCACCAATTAAAAAATCAATTTTTTCATAGATCTTTGCAAGTTGTAAATATTGAATAGCTCTTTTTGTTTTATGAGTCGTATATACTGCAATCTTGATATCTTTTTGTTTACAATATTGAATCAACTCATCAACGCCTTCTCTTTTAATATTAGGTTTTAATTTAATATATTCAAATAAATCCTTTTCAACCATTCTATTAAAATCTTTAGCAGAAATATAATCAGACAGTAAAGAATAATCATACATCGTATTCATATTTCCAAGCATTTTAGAAAAATCTTCACGAGTAGCAACTTTATGATAGGTTTCACATGTACTTCGATAATAATTATATCTTAGTCTATTGAGATCTAATAAGCCACCATCTAACGTAAAAATAATCAATTTTATATTTTCACATGTTTGACTATAAAACATAAAATCACCCTCTCTTTTGTAATTATAGCATACATTTTATTAAATATATGATAAAAAAATGTAGAACTTTCACTTAGAATTACATTTTTCATTAAATATTTTGTTATAAGATTATATTTCATTTTTTTGCACACTTTTAGTTCAACCTAATATGCCCTAGTTTAACCAAGCAAAGTATCTAAAACAAGATATAAAAAAAGCTCAAACCTCTAGTAAAACCTAGTGTTTAAGCCATTTTATCAATTGGTCTCCCCGCACGGTCTCGAACCGTGGACCCTCTGATTAAGAGTCAAGAATCATGAACGTTCAAAACCCGCATTATAGCGTTGCTTTTTAGGAAATAACTGGCTTTTGACTACCAATTTGACCACCATTAATAAATAGCATACCAATTTATATAACAAGGCAAATAGTTAAAAAATATTTACTATTTGTTTACAACAAATTTGTATTATTTATATCAAATAAGTATTGCATATAATACAAATTTGTATTATAATATAAGTGTAGAAAGGAGGATAGAGATGTTTGGAATTTATAATTTAAAAGATTTCTTGGAAACCCTAGCATACGTTGTAGCGATCGTTCTAGGAATCAAAGAAATCTTAAAAGACAGGAAAGGGAATTAAAAAATCCCTCTTCCGTTTATATTATATTCCACATCAAAATATTATGCAAGGCGGATTAATAGCGGTATTGGTAATTTTATTTATATGTATAAAAAATAGAAAGGAAAGATAGAAATGGAAGATTTAAAACAATTCATTTTAGAAAAATCACAATATTTTAATATGAAAGTAATTTGTGAAAAAGCTGGTGTTAACTATTCAACCTTTAGAGGTTGGAAAAATAATGGAAATGCTCTATCAGAAGAAAAATTAAGATTATTAAAAAATACAATGATCAATGTTTGCAAAGGAGAAGAAAATATGAATGCTACAAGTCAAGAAATCAGACAATTTTTAATTGATAATGGAATTAAAGAATATTCTAGAAAGATTCAAGAATACCCTTATAAAGATGGGACATTTACTGTAATTGATTTTTTAGATAAAGACAATAATGGTGTTGCTATTATTGCTGAAAACTTAACACAAGACATTGAAACAGAGCTTTATGAAAGATTTAATAAATTATATGATAATACTTATAAAATGGAATTAATCGATGATTAATTGAGAGGGTGAAAAAAATGAAAGAAATAAATTTAAACCATGACATGTATATAAATATTGATAGTTTAAGCTGTGGAACAACTGATTTAAAAGTTAAAATAAGCAGAAACTATTATTTTGTAAGAGTAGAAAAAAATAAAATCAATTCTTATATTGATATCAAAGTACAAGATGGCGATTTCAAAAAACGCTTAGGTGGTTCTTCTATAAAAAACAATGCTTTTATATCAAAAGAATTTATTTTAAACATCAAAGAAATAGACGATGCACAAAGAATTGTGAAAAAATATAATCGTTTGTTGAATATGGATTATCTTTGCAAATAGGAGAAAAAATATGAATGGAATATTAGAATTTATCAAAGAAGTATGTGAGGATCTATGTATCTCTATACCTGATAGTGTAGTTACAGATGATAAAAAATTCAATCAAGGTACTCAACTAGCTGCATTGGCTTATGAAAATGAAAAATCAATTCTGTATTTAAGAACCAAATATGAATACGGTGATGTTGATATGGCATTTGCTATCGCGCATGAATTAAGACATAAATATCAAATCGATACACATGTCTTTGATTTTGATAATTATAAAACTAGCAATGAGCTTTCCATAAGAGAATACAATCTTCAGAATGAAGAAATAGATGCTAATGCCTACGCATACATCGTTTTGCTAGATTTTTTTAAATTAAAAGTTGATTTCAAATTGCTCTTAAAAGATGATGTCGTTGCTGATACAATTATGAAACGTGTAGATGTTATCGTTGAAAACGAATACGAATATGAATAAATAAAAAAACCTACTCTTGATTGAGTAGGCTTTTTTTTAATGTAAAATATTCAATTGTTTCTTGACGTCGAATAATTTAACTAAAGTATGGATCAGTTATAATACAATTAAATTTTTACAACTTTAATTATACTACTTAATTATTTACTGTACACTCCCCATTGTTCATTCATTTTTTCAATTTGATATTGATATTTCAAATTTTCTTGTTTTAATTTCTCAATTTGATTATCTTTTTCTATGATTTGAGAACGATATTGAGTATTTTTGGCAAGTAAACAAATATTCAATAAAAGTAATATAATGATGATAATCTTTAATCTTTTCATTCTAAACACCCATTAATTTCAAAATAGTGTTTCTTCCTGCAATTCCATCAACTTTCAATCCTCTATCTGATTGGAATTGTTTTACTGCAGCTTCTAATCCACTACCAAATTTACCTGGACATTCAACACCAGATGGATCATATCCTCTACACATTAACGCAATTTCTACTGCTGTAACCATGTATTGAGTTTCTTTACGTTTGACATAGTGTTTACCTAAAGCCGATTTACTGTTTTTACCAAAAGCACCATCAACTTTTAAGTTTTTGCCATAGTCCAAATTAATAGCGTGTTGGAAGCATCTAGCAATATTTGCTTGAGTCTTAGGACCATATGCACCATCAGTTGCAATTGAATGACCTGTAAAGTTGATTGAATGTTGTTGACCTCTTGCAATCAAACTGTCTAAGTTATCATTTTTAGCAGCAGCTGGAACTACAGTGCCTGTGCCTAGTGCACCAGTTGTAGAGTTAACAATGTTATTCTTGAATGTTTGCCATACGTTATCATTTAGTAAACCATTACAGTTTGGGCATAATTTACCATTGACATCGTAATGACGTACAACGTGATCAATATCAATATTGTATTTTTTCATCAATGCACGTGCTAACGCATAAGTATTAGCAAGTGTTTCATCGCAAATATGAATTGTACCATCTTTATGGTTATCACACATTTCAATTGAGATTGAGTTAGCGTTTTTAATTGTACCATAATATGGGTGGTGATTTGATTGACATTTACCACCAACTGCATAAGCAGCATAATTATCTGGAACACTTTGAGTTACTGAATCATCATCTACAAAATAATTAGCAGATGCTTTAACAACTTCTCTAGCAAAGTATTTTCCATTTGATTCATCACTATCACCATCATTTGAAGTATAGTGAATGACTAAATATTTAATATCAGCTGTGCTACGTTCACTACCATAATTTTCTTTACGAGCTAAATTTTGTTTCATAACATATCCCATATATGTTAATACCTCCTTTTTCATAATAAAAAGAGAGTATTTAACTACCCTCTTTGCTTTGTAAATGCAGAAGCTCTATCTCATTTTTCATTTTAGTAACCATACCATTGCCACCTAAAGCATGATATGCATCATACATTTCATTGAAATTATCATATGCATATGTAGGGATTGAACCTCTTTTCATATACTTTTCATGATATTCAATCAATTTCACTCTTAATAAGAGCATGGTTCCTTTTGAGTTTGCTTCTCTCATTTCTCTTTCTTTTCTGATTCTTTCATCTCTTTCAATCGCATCTTGTTTTGCTTTTTTCTTTTGTTCCTGTAAAAGCCACACAATATACGAAAGAATAACTGGAAGAACAATCGTATAAGTTTTTATTAGAAATTCATACATAATTACTCACTTTCAATTTCTTCCAACTCTGGAAGTCCTGCAACGCTTGTTAGAATAGAAACCATACCCGATAAGCAACTAGCACTGATGATCATTGCCCAGTTGACTTCATTCATCACTGTAGACGTTCCAATTAACGCAACTGCTGTTTGAGCTACTGTTTTGATTGCTCTAATACCTGCAGCTTTCAACCATTGATTAAAATCATATTTTTTAACTTTCAATTCAATCATCCTTTCTAGATAGTTTTAAGCCGTATCCAGGGCATCAAAAAAAGGACTTTCGTCCTTTAATTATTTGCTTTTTATATATTTCAATATTGCATATCCTGTAGCATCAGCAAAACCATTTGATTGTCCAACTTGCAATATTAAATTTGTTTTAGTTATTTGAATAGAAATACCATCATGATCTTCATCTTGATGTGCTCGCGGTATCATGTGGTTTGTTCCATCACTCGTTTTCATAAATAAATCACAACTCAATACTCTGTATAAATCTGATATATTATGTTGTACATATTTATCCTTGCTATCAAACCCATTTACGAGTATTACTTTGCAATATATTTTTTTACCATCAATCCATTGCATCCCTGTTTCCTGTTCTTTTAAAGAAAACTTAAGATTTAATAATGTATTTCCATTTGCATTAACAAATTGGGACATAAGTTCCTATTTGCTAGCAATCAGTATCCTATTACTTGGTATATTGTTCCTTCAACCTCAGTTATATACACACCACCAACGACTTTAGTACATCCACTTAATGTAACGTTTTTGCCACTGAAAACAAGAGTCATCTCATATATTGTAATAGTATTTTCACTTGCATGTACATCTGATAAATGTACTCTTGCACCTGCTTTTAATGACATTCTTGTACTTTTAGGATTAACCCAGTTATGACTTCTATAGAAGATTTCTAGATAGTCATAATTAGAAATATCATCAGTTAATATAAAATCACTTTGAGTTGTACCATCAAAAAGGACAGTACCAACTGGAATTTTAGTCCCATCATTTTTAATAAATTTCCCCATATCATGAGAACAGCTTTTATTTATGACTAATATCTTCCAATGACTTTAGTAACAGTTGTACCTTGATTGTTAGATGAATTTGTCCATCTACAATTATCAATGTGTAACAGTTTTGATGCCTGATTATATTTAAAAGCCATATTAGTAACAGTCCAGTTGTTAACAACACCAGAATATATGATCTCTCCATCAATAATTGGTGCAATAACTGCGCTATTATCACTAATTATGATTAACTCTTTAAATTTCAAAGCATCATCATTTAATGTTAAATCGTGACCATAGCCGAAATGACTACCACTCCAAAGAACAACATCAGCATTGATTTCATCTCCGCTAGAATTAACAAATTTAGCCATAAATAACACCTCTCTTTAAAGAAGTACAGCTATTCAACTGCACCTCCTTTTTTAGAGATAATAGGTAAAAGGATACTGTTTTTACTATTGCTAGTAAACAGTACCCCCCCCCACGAATTTTTTAATTTTTGACATTTGTATGATCCTCTCTTTCTTTAATTCTTTTAATAAAAATCAAATAAGAAAAGATACTAGTGCCTTTATTTTTTTGTGTAACGAATAATTGCTTTAAATTTATAATTTGCCCAACTGTAATTGTTAGCAAAGCGAATGTTATCTACGTTCATAATAAAATACGTACAATAGAATGTTCCGCTATTACCACCAGAATAATAAATAACAGGAAATCTGTAGAAATCTTCTCCATTTGAACATGTGACTTCATAATCAATAAATTCATTCAAATTACTGATAGAATGATTGATTGTACTTACTCCTACCCTCAATCCAGTCCATGTAATGATTTTTTTATAGACTTTTTTACCATCAATCCAATATTTACCCGTCCAATGTTCATCTGTAGACATTTGTAAATTAAGCAATTCATTTTCATCTTTATCAATAAGTTTTGGCATGTTAACATCTAGGTTAAAACTAACCTAAATGCTTGTCACCACCAATCTTTTTAAAGAATGAGAAAAGGCACTTTGATGTACCTTCTCTAATTTGTGTAAGTTGTGTGTGTGTGTGTGTGTGTACAACGCACTCACGTGTTTCAAAATTTTTCATATTTTTCTCCTTCCAAAGAAAAAGAGCAGATATCAATCTACTCTTTGTAATATACTGCATTGTCTAATTTTTTATTTTGTTCAGCATCAACATCAATCAATTGATTGACTGCTTTATACAATGCAATTATTTCATCTTGTAACTTTTTAATATCCGCAGGATCTGACATTGTAATATCACTTGGAACTGTTAATTTTGATGGGGTATCAGCCAATCAAATCACTCCATTTGAATTTGCTTTTTAATGAATTCCATGTCATTTGTTTCTCTAACCAGTCCCATGTAATGATATCAACTGAAATTGTCAGTCTTTCTCCTGCACTTACATTTTGCTTTGATAATGCAACATTATATATTTTATATCCCATTATCTCACCTCAATTTCAAATTTATTTTTAATAACTTCATCTGCAATAACATAAGTAATAATCATTTTGTAATTTCCACTTTCTTCGATGCCTAATAAAAAAATAAGATCATGCTCATCGATTTCACATTCAATCGTTTGCATCAAATCACCATAGAGATAGATTTCAGCTTTTGCATTTCTAATGATAAAAGTATCTTCGGGCTTTTTTCTTGAATGAACAAAAAGACGTATCTTCCTTTTTTCTCCTGCATACATTTTTATTAAATTCTGCATGGTAGCACCTCCTTGATCTCACAAATATAATCATTACAAAGACTGATACAGCTTTGATAATTGATGATTTCAAGATGGAAGCATAGGTTAGATGTATCTACAGTAAACATTGCTGTTGCCATATATCCCACATTACCTGCATCGTCGTAAGCAAATAAATCCATGATATATTCACCTGCAACGTTTGCAGGAACTAATGCATTCCATCTTTTTTCATCGATTCTATCAAAGATTACAGTAAACGTATCAGTTTTTCCTATAACCTTTACAACCATAACTAGTCAGTTACAGATACAGCAATGACAAATGTCTTACCACCATCAACTGGGTTTGGTGTGATTGAAACATCAGTGATTGTTGGTGCTTTTGTATCTAATGTAACTTTTCTAGTAACTGTAGTAGCTTTACCAGCACTATCTGTTGCTACAACGGTGATTGTATTTGAACCTTCAGTTAATGTAACTGTAGTTGAGAAGTTACCAGAAGCATCTACTGTAACTGCAGTTCCATTTACTTTAACAGTAACTGGTGATGAAGTTGCATCGTTTGTAGTACCTTTAACAGTAACTGTTGCGTTATTAGTAACTAAGCCTTCAGCTGGACTAGTAACGTTTAATGTTGGTGGTACAGTATCAACTTTGAATGTAACTGATTTTTGAGTAGCAGCATTACCATCATTATCAGATGCATTGAATTTAACTGTATGTGATTCATCGCTTAAAGCTGTAGCTGGAGTGTATGAACATTCATATCCACCAGCAATAGCTGTTTTAGTGATTCCAGATGTAATTTTTGAACCACTATCAATTGTGATTCCAATAGTATTTGAATTAACTCCAGAATCGTCATCTGAAACTTTCCAAGTGAATGTAGGTTTGTTGTTTGTAATTGTTGCTGATGCAGTTGGATAAGTAACTGTAATTGTTGGTGCAACTTTTTCTTTTACAACTAATTTTAATTTGCTTCCTAAAGTTCCATCAGTTGCATCTTTAGATGTACTGTTTCCTGCTGTATCAGTTGCTTTAACTGTTACATTGTAATATCCACCGCTTTGATTGTAACTGGATTTTGTCGGAGCAGTAATCGTAGCTTCATACTTTCCAGTTTGTGGATTTAAAGTAAGAGTAGTAGGTACTCCATTAATTGTTACTTGTACTGTTTTAATTGCCATAATATTTTCCTTTCAATTTACTATTTTTTTAATCTTTATAAAATACTGCATTTGCTAGAACAGGCATGACTTTAGCTGAAACTGAATCAATAGTCATCGTTGTTTCATTGATCAATAATGTAGCTAATTTTTCTTGAATAGTTGTTCCATTGTTTACCAAAGTCGGTTCAACAGGATTAGCAGATGAATAAGTTCCATTTACAACTCTAATCTTAGCTACATCATCACCCGTTCCATTTCCATTTTTAATGTATTCTGCAATAATGATATCTTTTCTTTTTTGTCCTAAAGTACCACTTGTAATTGTGATGTCCTCATAGTTTTCGATTCTTATTAGGACACCATTAGACATCATATACATTCCATCCATGATTCTTATTTTATTGTCTGACTGTTTAGATATTTCCATTTTTGAACCGACATTTAAAATTCCATTCATTCCAAAAATAGCACTAAACAAAAGAGCATGATCACTTGCATCAACATGCCCTGCATCAGTAGTATTGATTGTAATTCCCTTTTGTGACAAATTACTCACCTACCTTGTATTCAATTTTTTTTATTCCATTTTCAATTGTTAAAATCTTTCTAGTGATTTCTGTTTCAATAGAAAGTCCCGTGATATCGTCAACGCTTGTAATGATATCACCTAATTCTAATTCTTTTTTTAATGAAGTAACACCTAAATTGATTTCTTTTGTTTCCAGATGATTTTTAAATTCTTCGATCGCTTTTTCTACTAAATCATCATCACTTTCACATGACTTATAATCATAGACATACATTGAAGAATCTATATTTCCTATTTCATCTTTTGACAAGTCCGTAATCTTTTCAAATGCATCATTTCCATCTTCATCGATAGAATGCTTAATCAAAACGATTTTTCTATCGTGCAAGTCTCCTTTGCCTAAAGCAATCATTGTATCTACTGAGTTGGTAGAATCAATACTTGAAGTGATTTCTATACTGTAATCTCTGTTATATACATCATCGATGACATTTTTTTCAACTGCTTCAACAACAATATTTCTATCATCGTAATCATAAGTATGATAGACCTTTAATCTCATATTTTTTTCATCAAGCACATTTATGATCTTATCATAGAGATAATCATATCTTGATGAAGTAGTCATATTGATTTGAGTATCCTTATCACTTACTCTATAGAGTTTTAAAAAAGCACTATAGAAAACATTATTGAATAATATTTCAAGAGCTTTATGGATTTCTTTATTATCAATAGTTAAATAATCATCCCTTGCTTTATAATTGCTGTTATATTTTGGAAATATAACAAAGCGATGTAAGAAGTATCTCCAATTTACTCCCGTGATTTTGACAGTTGAATCATCTGCGTTCTGTATCTTTTTAGCAAATCCACCAAATTCACTGTTAGGAATATAAATCAAGTCATTTTTTTGAATATCCATTTTTTTAAAATATTCTTTGGATAATTCAATATAGAAATCATTATCATCTAGTGATGCTTTCTTTCCTATAATGAATTCAGCTTTTTTAAATTTTGCAATAACTGGCATTTCCTTTAAATATAAATCATCACTGCGTGTTGATGAATCAATTCTAGCGTGCATTATTTCCATTCTGGAGTCCCTCTTTCGTAATAAAGAATCACTCTTACAGAGAATTGAGTTGTCTGTTCAAATAGATTCAATCCAATTGGAATCAATTCAAAAATACTTGATTTTTTATATCGAACATCCATTACATCGATTGCTACACCATCTGCGGTATACTTGAGAACTGTTTTTTCAAAGGGGTCAATTTCTATTCTCTCTTCTTTTAAAAGTTCTGTATTGACTGCATAAATGTTGTCAGCAATTGAAATCCTTGGATTTTTACAAGGTCCATAGAAAATAATCTTTGCTTTTGAAGAAGCAAAATGTATATTGTTAACAAATCTATCTTTCTTTACTGCTCTATAGGAAAAGGGATAAGAAAAAGGATATTTCATACCAGATGATGAAGTGATATCATCATTCGTTTTGAAATCAATCACAGTTTCCTTTATCCATTTTGAACAGAATCTAACAGTATAGGTTAGCATTTCTAAATTGCTGTACTTAGCAAAATAATTAGGTTTAGGCTTAATAAAATAACAATAGGCATAGTAATCATTTATATAAAGCTTACCTGCTTTAACAATCTCACAATCATATCCAAAAATATAATCAAGATCATTAATCAATTCTTCTTTGTTTTTTCTATATACTTGGATTTCAATTTCCTTTTCAGTTCCATTAAAATAAAAGCTGTCTATATCATTACGATTGTCAAGCTGATAAGAAGTAGAATTGAAACTAATTTCACTTTCAAATAGTGTTTCGATATTTTTGATAAGATAAGGAGCAGTATTTAAATCTACTGTTCCTTTGTTACCAACATATCTAATATCATATTTTTTCATCAGTACACCTCACTTCTTATCAACTTTCCTAGTTCACGTCTATCTAGTTTAATTGACAATCCTGCTCTAACAAGAGCATTTACAAAGACATCTGCAAGTCTTTGATAATCAATCAATTCTTGTTTATTAGAACCACCGGAATTTGTTAATGGAGTTACTCTTGTTTGAGTCCCCATTTGAGTTAACAACTCTGCACCCCGTTCTCCTACGATAGCACTTCCTTTTAATAAGTTACCACCAGTAGCGAGCGCCGGAATCTTTCCTAAATGACTTAAGCTCAATCCAAAGCTCTTACCACCGAGTGCAGGAACCCAATCGGGAATATCAAAATGAAGCGTATTCAATCCATCAATCATTTTATTGATTCCGCTGATTGCTCCATTCAAGCATCCTATAACTGCATTGATTGGTGCCCTACATACGTTTCTTATCGTATTGAAAATCGCACCAAAGATATCAATGACACCTTCCCATGCTTTTCTCCAATCTCCTGTAAATACTCCAGTAATGAAATATATCAATCCTCGAATAGCTTGAATTACCGCATCGATTATTCCAGATACACTTGATAAAAATGAACCTAACAATCCCGCTGAACTTGTCACAAAACCAACTATGACTGTCAAAAGTCCTTGAATCAATGGAATAACAATTATTTCTATCAATGAAACAATTGCATTGATAATAGGACTAATTCCATCGAACAGCCATGAAATCAATGTAACGATGTTCGCTATGACAATTTGAAAATTTTCCCATAAGGGAACTAATGCCTCTTGCCAGATTGCAAGAAGTGCAATTTTCAATGTATCAAATATCGGTTGAACAACGACCGCTAGATTTTGTAGTATCGACATGACTTGAGTTACAATATCGACAACTGCATTTCTAAATCCCTCGTTTGTATTCCACAAGTTAACAAGTGCAGCTACTATTGCTACAACAAGTGCAATGATTGCAAGTAGTGGTCCGCTCAATGCACTGACTACTGTACCTATTGCTCCTGCTGATTCAGATGCTCCAAACAATGCCAATTTGAATTTTCCAAACAAGGATATCGCGGTTGATATTGGTCCTGCAAGCGTTCCAATAACAACCAATAATGGTCCAATTGCAGCTACAACAGTTCCAATGATTACAATGATATTAGTTATTTCATCATCCAAGCCATTAAGCCAAGAAAACAAATCAGTAATTGCTTCTACAATATCACGTAATGCTGGTTCTAATACTTCTGATACTTTGATTCCTACACCTTCTAATGCAGAAGATAGCGTAGTCAAATCACCTTGCAAGTTATCTTGCATCGTATCAGCCATATCTTTAGCAGCGCCATCTGCATTCTTGATATTTTCATATAAAGAATTGAAATCACTGTCACTTGCATTGATGATTGCAAGCATTCCAGACATCGATTCTTTTCCAAAAATTGTACTTGCAGCAGCTGACTGTTGTGCACTGCTTAATTTTCCAAATTTAGTTCTTAATTCTTCTAGGATTGTAATCAATGGTTTTACTGATCCATTCGTATCAGTAATTGAGATGCCTAATTTTTTCATCTGTTCTTTCATTGAATCGGTTGGACTTGCTAAATTAGCAATAGCTGTTTTCAATGCTGTACCTGCTTGAGACCCCTTGATACCAGCATTTGCCATCAAACCAACTGCAAGAGCAGTATCTTCAACACTGAATCCTAATGTTCCTGCTAATGGTGCAACATATTTAAATGTTTCTCCCATCAAGGAAACATTCGTATTTGCGCTTGATGATGTTTTTGCGAGAACATCGGCAAAGTGTGACGAATCTTCCGCTTTCAATCCAAAAGCAGTTAATGCGTCCGTTACGATATCACTTGTATTTGCAAGACTTTCACCAGAAGCAGCAGCAAGATTTAAGATACCTGGCAATCCGTCTATCATCTGTTGCGTGTTCCATCCTGCCATTGCCATGTAGTTCATAGCTTCGGCAGCTTCACTTGCACTAAATTTAGTGGATGCCCCCATTTCCTTTGCTTTATCTTTTAAAGCTTCTAAATCTTTTCCAGTTGCTCCAGAAACAGCAGATACTTCACTCATTCCTGCTGAAAAGTCACTACCTACTTTTACAGCCGCGACTTCTAATCCAGCAATAGGAGCAGTAATATTTTTAGTTAATCCATTTCCTATTTCTTTTGTCTTATTTCCAAAAGCTTCAACCTTTTTAGCATACTCTTCTATTTGAGCTTGACCACTTTCTAAAGCAGCGTTTACTTCATAAAGTTGTTTCTTATATTTATTCAAACTTGACTCTGCATTATTCAATTGTTGCTTTTTATTGGCAATAGCCTTTTCATCTTTGTTTTCTGCATTTTCAAGTTCTTCTAGTTGACTTTTTAATGCATAAACCTTTGATGAATAAGTTTCTGTTTGCTTTGTCAAATATGACTGTGTATCTTTTAGCTTTGTCAATGATGATGTTGATTTATCCCATTGACTTTTAGCCAAAGAAAAAGCACTGTAGTTTTCCCTCGTCAGTGCGTTGATTGTTTTTAATGATTTTGTAAAATCAGCTGTTCCATCAGCCTTGAACACAAGACCGACTCTTTTTAGATCATCAGCCATGTTCTATTTTACTCCTTTCGAATTCAACATGAGTTTCTAATAATTCATCAAAAGTAATTGGACTCATGTGCCAAAAATCATCTTCTGATAAATTAAGCTGTGTCAAAGCAAGATAAAGATTCATCGTGAAATCTATTTCTTGCTCTTCACAAAATTCTTCATATTGTCTTTTTTTTTGAGAATTTCCATTTTATTTTCAAACTGCTTGATTATATTTACAATCGCATCTGGTTCAATTGGGCATAATGCCAATGCATCTTCAAATTCAACCTTTTCACGATTAGAACGTAAAATTACATAAATCATTTTTGCAGCCATATAGAATTGTTTATCTTCTATTTTTTCATGCAGTTTTTTAGCAGCAACAGATGATTTATCATCCATCTTTTCATATTTATCAGTCATTCTTCTTAAAGCTTTTGTTTCTTTATCAAGATTATTGTTTTTAATCAAATAAAGAGTTAAAAAGCTGACTTGAATTTCTATGACCCTGCCATCCGTTAACTTGATGTCTTGTTTATCCATCACTAATCACCTGCAATTACTTTTTTTAGATTTTCATCGGATGTGATAACTTGATTAAAGAATTTTTCTTCTGTTAATCCAGTTGCAGTTTTTACAGCAGTATCAAATTCAACAGCAATTTGTCCCTTATCGTTAAATGGATAAGCTCTAATTGTAACTGTATCATTTTGTTCACTGAAAGATTCTTCTTTTGTATTTGTATCATCAGTATCAGCAGTTAATTTACATTTTGGATACCATCTGTATTTTTTTCTGTTTTGACGATAGAAAACAGTTTGACCAAAAGCAAAAAATGGACGTTCGCTTGAACCACCTTTTAAAATCAATCCACTTTCTGTAATTTCATCTCCTCGCATTTTTGCAAGGTCAGTAGGATCAAATGCTACCACTTCTACTTCACTGTCAACGGATGAAGTATCAGAAACTGTATCATAATCTCTTCCAGATGCGTATACCGGTGTCGTATCTCCATTTTCAGTACGTTTGATACTTTTAACAACGTTTGAAACAGCGACCTCTTCTTCATATTTACCTGAAAAGATTTGAGGATCTACTTCATTTGCTGTAGCAAAACAATATCTCAATCCACCGACTGATTCTTTAATCGATGGTCTTTTTTCTTTTTGTGACATCTTTCTACCTCCTAATTTTTATAAGTTATTTCTTTTTTTAAAACTTTCTATATATCTTTTTGAATTTCTATTCCATAAAGGTACTAAATGAGGATGACCACTTTTCATCTTGATAGTTCCTCTTTCGACCATATGACCATAATATTTACCCCATCCTATCTCTATTTCTTTTGCTTTTTTTCTATAAGAAAAAGTGGATATCAAATGTGTATATCCACTTTTAGAAATCTTTGATTTAGGACTGGGCAGTTTCAATAAGTCTTTGACAAAATCTTGTGCTATCTTTTCTTCCTCTTCCATTACATTATCAGATACTTTCGCATATTCTTCTAATGCTTTTGAAAAATCAAGAAGTCCATCAAATTCACTTGTATCACTCATCATTATCAACTTCTAACTCTACCGAAAAGTAAGAATGATAATAATTTCTATCTTTGTTTTTTTCTTCTACATATTCATGATAGATCGTAGGATGCAATCCTAATTTTCGCATCATGTCTCTCAATTCAAGCAATTTATCATGTCTAGGTGTCTTAGAAAAGAATGATACTTGAATCGTTTCAATAGTGATATAGACATCATCACTTGCTAGTTTGTCATCCCATGCAATTTCCCAAAAAACGATTCTAGGATATTTACTTGCATTATTGACAGAGCTTTGACCTTCGTTGATTGGAATATCTAACTCACTTAATGCATTGACAAAATCCGTTTTCTTCATCATATTCTCCTTCCCAATTTACAAGAGTTATATCAGATTGTTTAAATCCATTATTATCAACAAAGTGATAAATGTTATAAACCTTATAAAAATGTTCATCAATTTTCAAAACACTCATTGAATCAATAAATCCTTTGACGTATGGAACTCTAATTTTTAGTTGAATATCAATATCGTGAGAGTCTAAATCGCTTCTTAATCGGTCTGATATACCTAATTCTTGATATGTCATAGAAATATCTTTTGATTGCAACGAAGTATTTGCTTGAACGCTATCATCTTCTATGATTTCAAAAACTTCAAAAAGCCCATCATTATAAATGGGCATATGAATTCTACTAGTTTTCTTCATCATTTTTTATCAAAGGAACTTTGTCCATTTGCCAAGACAAAATCTCATCACTGTAATTTTCAAAGAATTCATCTGTTCTACTATTATATGCGTAAAGCACATAGTTTTTTAATAGCGCTCTTGCAGTCAAATCTTCATCATAATCAATAGTTCCAACTAGTTTTGTTAAGCGATAATTTCCCTCACGGATATTATTTCTAATAGATGAATCTTCATAATAAAAAGGAATAAATTTCTCTTTTCTAATTTCATCTATCAAGTTATCAATAACTTTTTTATCCATTTTTTCAATTATTCAGTTGCTTGTGTTTGTGCATTTGTTTGGAAATATTTTGGAATATATTCAACTAATTTTGTTGGATCAAAGTAGAAACATACATCATCATCTACTGCTCTACCATTTCCATAAGCTTTTGCAATAATGACATCTGCATCATCCATTGCTTTTGTTTGATCATATTCTTTAACTTTAATTGCTGATAATCCCATTGTGTAATAATCAGGCTTATCAATAAATAATCCTGCATCACCTTTTTCACAATTTGCTGTAGGGATTACTCTAATTTTATCTTTTGATACTTGCACATATCCACCAGTTAATGCTTGTACATATAATGCAGGATCTACATAAGCAGCTTCATCACTAGGATTACATACTAATGCAATACCAGAAATACTTCTTTTTCCTTCATGTGTTAATTGAGTCTTCGCAGTTGCTAATCCTTTAGGAGTAAATTCAGTTAATGTTGAATTCTTAGTTTTCTTTTTGTGTTCTCCGTTTGATTCAACTTCACTGACTTTACGGAAAACACCGATAGGTTGATTAATACCTGTTCCATATAAAAATGCATATTCTAATCCATCATTCATTGTTTCAGCCAGAACTGCCATAAAATATTTATCAACAAATTCATTTGCTAAATCTCTGATTGCTTTTGGAATAACTAAAAATGCACTAAGTTTACCTAGTTCAAGATTTAATGATTCAAATGCAATATTTAATTCATTTTTGATTTTATCAGTTAATTCACCCCATGCATAAGTACCTGTTTTTGATGCTGAAATCCACTTTTTAACATCCGATGGGGCAAAAGATACTAATGATAATAAATCACTTGCTTTTTTTACATCGACTAAGGTGTTATCAATAATTGTTGTTGGAATCAAATCAATTTGTTTTCCATCGATAGCTTGTTTAACATCCGTTTTTAAAGCATCATAGAATTTATTTTCTTCATCACTTAATTGTCTCAATCCTAACTTATTGAAGTTTTGAACTTTTGCATTTGCATTTGCTGATTCCTTTAAGATTCGTTCAATCAAATCCTTATTAGCAGCTTCATTGATTAATTCTACTGCTTCTAAAATTGCTTGAGATTTATCTTCTGCTTTTTCTAAAATCTCTTTTGCTTTTTCTAATGTAGCTTTATCTACTTTATTAAATTTCATTTTTTTCTCTTTCCTTTCTATTTTTTTGTATTAAAAAAAGCATTCCAACCTGTTAATGGCTCTTCATTTTTAGCCTTTTCAAGTTTCAATGCTTCTTTTACCTCATTCAATTCTTTTTCTAAATCCTTATTCAACATAACTTGATGATTCAAGTACATTTCATTGATTGATTGCTGTGCATCATCATCTTCTTTGATTGATGTAGCAAATCCCATTTCTAAAGCTTCCTCTGCAGTAATCCATGTTTCATTGTCCATTAATTCAACTATTTCATCTCTTGAAAGATTTGAATTTTTTTCGTAAATAACAATCGATGGCTCCGTGATTTTATCTAGATCATCTGCTTGCTTTCTTAACTCTTTAGCATTACCGCTTGCCCAAGTCCACGCATGATGAATCATCAGCAATGAACCTTTATGCATGACTCTTTCTTTTCCTGACATAAAAATGACACTTGCAATTGAACATGCAAAAGAATCACATACAGTAGTTACATTTCCTTTGAATTCTTTAATCATGTTATGAATTGCAAGACCTTCACTTACAGAACCACCATATGAATTGATATGAACTGTTAAATTGTCTGTATCGACATCATTCAATTCTTTTAAAAAGTCATAGGCACCTACATCACTTTCATCCCACTTGTATGAGGTGATGTCTCCATAAATATAAAGATCTGTCATTTCTTCATTTGATTTTTTGAATTCATAGAACTTTTCATGTCCTTTCTTCATTATTCATCACCCCCTTTCGTATTTTCATCCATGCCTGTAGCATAGTTTTTAGTAAATCTTCTAGCATTTGCCCAATCTTCATCGATTGGTGGTTTACCACGTAATTTTAAAATATCGTTGTGAGACCAGCCATTAGAATATAATTTATCAAGATTAGATGCTTGCTCGATTACATCAATATGCTTGATTGCATCTGTATTGATTAAAATCCTATCCCCTCTTTCCCATTCGAGCTGAGAAAGCCAACAACCATTCATCCCATCATTCAACTCTTGAATAATTGGATCGGCAGCATACGTAATTAATTCATTGTTAGCATCACTTTTTTCAGTAACTTCTCCATAAAAAACACTTTTTGGAATTCCTAAAGCAATCGCTACATTTGTGAACACTTCATCTTTTAATGCTTTGACATCACTAGCAGTCATCGTTGACTTGCTGTCAATTGCACTTATGTCGAGTCCATTTCTAGAAAAGATAACTCTTATATCATCACTTGAAAGGTCCTTTCTAATTTTTTCTGTATACTCATTTTCAGTTATTGGTTGTCGGGTTTTTTCACTATACACTTGTATATTCCCCGGCATTTGAATTTTAAATTTTGAAAGTTTTGACTTTACTCCTTTTATAGCAGCACTCCAAGCAATCGCATTTTCTTGATTGATTTCATTTAGATAAGCTAACAACTTTTCATTTTTATACTTAAATAAGACTGCATCATTTGATGTAAATATCCTATCCAGTTTATAAGTTCTATTCCCGCTTCTAATAACCACATTTGAAAATGTTCTAGGATATAGAACATCATCCGACTGCACAAAGCTTTCAGCTCTATAAATATTTCCATCACTCATTTGTACAACTAAACATCCATCACTACTTGTACACATTTTTATAACAACTTGTTTCCAAAAATCAGTAGCAAATTCATTTGGGTTAGGTCTAACATTTAAACAATATTCCGTTTTGATTGCATCACTATCTGTTGAGTAAACATCAATAGGACATTTCGATATCAAATCAGCAATCTTATTAAATCCAATTTCTAATGCCAACTGCGAAAGTCTATTTTTTTCAGCCATCATATCGATATAGTAATCAACTAGTTGACCATCCTTATTAAACAATTTCTTTACAAATTGAAACATTGATTCACCTCCTCATTTTTTCTATATATAAATAATCGTTTCATCTAACATATCTTCTCCAGAAATACTACATACAAAAGCCATAAAACCATCATTTTTTCTTAATTTTGGTTCTATTTTTCCATATGATTTATTTCCATACTTGTCCATTTTGACAGCGGTATTATTGGTATACCATCGCATGATGGCGCTATTCCCAAAGTTAATATTTCCATCTACAAATGCTTTTTCGATTAGAGGAGCTACATATGTATTGATTGCACCTTGATTTCTAATCATTCTTACAAGTCCAGCTGGATTTTTCTTATCTTCTATAATAATCCCTTTTCGTTCAAATACTTCTCTAAACAACTTAAATCTATACGTATCCATGATGATTTTAACCACATTGTATTTTTGCATTTGTTCAATACACCATTCGACAATCGCATTTATACTTAAACTTTCTGAGTTGACTATTTCATAATCATTGAATCCCTCTAATCCTATATTGTTTTCTATAGGAAATTTAATTGATTCAAAAAATGGGCTGTTCCTGCAAATCCATGTCTTTTGTCTCCAAACGTAAACACCATCTATTTTAAAAAGCAAACCAGCAGATGCAAAATCTCGGATATCTGCATAGTCAATTCCTATAATGCAAGGATGATAGTTTATATCATCTGGTATCGCTCTTTCTATCTTATTTTCTACATCACTATAACAAGCTCTTAAAATATCTTCCCATTTAGCTACTGTTATTTCTTCGTTTCTTGCAGGTAGATTCATTCTTTTAGTTAAAAATTCTGTCATCATCGATGGTAATTTTTGTGCTTCTTTAAAATCTCTTAAAATTTGTATTTTTAAATCTGGAAGAAATTCCATCGATGGATTTGCTAAGACAAAATATTTAGGATCATTAGCTTGCTCTTTTGAGTTGATTTTACAAAAAAAAGGAAAATAACCTAAATCATTTTCTCCTGTTTTTAATATATCGTTGCATAATTGAATTAAATCATCTAAAGGACCTTCTCGAACGTTCCCATTTGTAGTAATAATAAATTTTCTTGCGTGCTTTATTTTTCCTAATTGAGAATTAAACACTTTTATCTGATCATAATTTTCATATCCATGATATTCATTAAAAAGAATAGCTCCCGATTTCTTACCATCCTTCGTCTTAGCGTTAGAAGTATTATAACGCAACTCAGCTCGTGTCTTCCTATTCTTGATAAGCTCTTTTGTTTTATAGAATTTACTTCTAAATTTATTCCATTGAGCATCTAACATTTCGTAAACAACATTGAAGCTATCTTTTGCTTGCTGTTCATTATTTGCGATGATATCAATGTGATAATTTTTAATTCCGTATAATGGTGTCTGAAAAAAATTCATCAGTGGCATAATAAAACCATCTTTCCCATTTCCACGTCCCATCAATATAATGATTGTTGTGAAAAGTGGGACATCATCGACATACATAAATACAAAAGCATATATGAATTTTTGATAAGGAAACAAAGGATAATAGTTATTTTCGCAAAATTTTAAACAATTTTGATATGTTTTTTCATCAAAAAAAACATCATTTCTAGCCAATGTAGGCATAACAATGTTCTTTATCAGTAATTTTCTTTCTTTGTTTATCTTATCTGGATTCTTTTTTACATAGTCGATATAATCATTGATTTCTTGACATTCAATCAATAATAATCATCATCCGAATTATCAGAGGTGTTGATTGGATTTTGCAAACCTAATTCATCAAGGATTTTCAACATAGTTGTTGTTATTTTCATTAGGTTTTGCACAGATTCATTAGGCTTTTCGCTTTTAAAACCATTTCCGGATGTAACTGTATATCGCAATCCTTTTTTTTTGATGTCCTGTTGACATTTTCTTTTAAGATCATAATATTTCATATAGTCTTCAATCAAATCAAGATAGTAATTTTGATACTTCCCTTGTGCTTCTAGCTGTTCAAGCAAGTCATCCTTGATTTCTTTTTTTGTCATAACAACACCCCTTTCATTATTTTTTCTAATCAACCACCCGTTATCACGCACGCGCGAATATTTCTGAAAAGTTAGGACCACATGCCCGTTCTCCGTGTTTCAAATTCGCATGAGAATTTGACGGGGGGTATACTGAATTACCACATTTCTTTAGTCAATTTCTTTTTATACTTGAATTTTTTCCAAGTTCCATCTCTACCTTCAACTATCTCATGACATTCAAAGCAAAGACTTACCAGGTTATCATCATCCAATGCTAATTCAAAACAATCTTTCATCGGTATGATGTGATGTACATACTTTGCACGTTTGATTTTAATTCTCTTTATTGGTTTTGATTCAACAACATAATTACCTTTGCATCTTTGACATTCATAATGATCTCTATTAAGTATCTCTATGCGTTTATCTTTCCATTCACGTGATACATAGAATGCATGAATATCACCATCATTGACTAGCTGCTTTACTTCTTCTAGCGTTCTTCTTTTCTTCATCCACTTTATTGTAATAGATATTCTTATATCCTTTGTCTTTTAGTTCCTGTAATGATTGGTTTATGTTTTCTGGAAACATATCCAATTGATAAAAGACTCCATTATATTCATAACCATAAATATAATCTTTATTTTGTGCTTTAACTTTTGTTTCTTTGATCAGCCATTCATCAGTTACTATTTTCTTTTGAATTCCATGGTACATAATATTTACCTCCTTTTTTTGTAAAGAAAAAGAGATAGACATAATCTATCTCTTCGCTTTCAAGACAAAGCATTGATGTTGTTTTCATTTAAACCACATTACCATAATAACACATTTTTCCTTAAAAAAATTATCAAATAATTATCAATTTTCTTTTTCAGCTTTTAAAATCTTTTCTACATCCCTATTTTTTAAAGCTAAAACCTCATCTAAAATATCAAATGCTTCATCAGCAATTCTATAAAAAGTTGCTTGTGAATATCCTTTTTTAACAGCTTCATTTATTCTTTCAATACTGTTATTAGGATAGTTAGAATATATTATAATTACTTCCCTTTGCTTTTCATTTAGCAATTTAGTAATAGACTCTTCTAAAAAGTCGACAACAGTATCATACATCTTTATATGTTCATCATATTTATCAAGATTTTCAATAAGCTTATTATATTTTTCATAAATCGTCTTGTGCGAACCTCCCGGCAGTTCATTTGAATATGATATAGCTTGTGTAGTATTTTCTAATTCTTTTTTTGTTTCTTTTAATAGAATTGCAGTTGCTTTCCATCTTTTCCAATTCAACACTTGATATTTAGATTCTTTCATATGCTACTCCTTTCACTTCTAATTGATGTTATCATTTTCGATATATTCAATAGTCCTATTTCCTTTGTTATCAACAAAGAAAGCAAATTCACCAGAGAACTTATCATTCATTTCTAATACATGATTTTTTAATGCATTAGATTTCTTTTTTAGCTTTTTATTTAATTTATTAGCTTTAGTTGTATCAAGCGTTCCAAAGTTATCTCTAACTTGTTTTCTTGCTTTATCAAGCTCTTCAACTAGAAGATAATACTTTCTATCTTGAATGGAAGCACGATATATTTTTTTGCATGAAGGACAATAGAAATAAATTAGATCAAACTTCAATCCTTTTACTTCCATCTTTTCTTTCATTATCGATTCTTCCTTTATTACAAATTCATGATTGCATTTATCACATGTAACAGATGCATCCATGATTTCTTTCATTTGTTCTTTAATATCCATTATTTTCACCTCTTTTTTTGTAATATGATATCCTTTTTGATAATATTCAACTTCATCTTCGATACGTTTCAATAAACTTTTTTCTCTTGCTAAATCTTTCTCATTGGCATTTGATCTAGAAATGTAATACTGCAAGGCATGTTTTATAATCTGCAGGTTTCTATATGTGCTTCTCATTATTATCTCCTATGATTGCAATTAGTTAGAACTCTATCTACTCTTCCTGCAGATTAGAAATTGCTGTTTCAACAGCCTTATTGTAATGGCCACAGTAGTATTTGATACAACTCAAAGAGGCTTGATATTTATTCTTCATTTTAACATCCTCCTTTGTTTTCTTTTGATTTGTGCTTTGTGTGATGTTACAAAGTTGATGTATTTTGAAAATTCTGTTACACATGCATGATAAATAACAGGATCAAATCTATATCTAATCATCTTTCATGTATTCCCTATGCTTCTTCAAAATCATTAAATCCCATTTCTATGTATTTATCAGGATCTATTGTTTTTATAATTTTCTTGATTTCTTCTAATGTGGTTTTTTCTATAAACGGTTTGGTGGTTGTATCGTCGCTATATCCATAAATAAAATAATTTCCTTTTTTTGTTTTGTAAGCATCAACATCATACCATTTGAAAAATTGTGTGCTTCCAATTTTAAATGTTTTTCTTTTTTGCATAAAAGAATATATCTTTTCTGCTTTTTCAGTATCGTATAGTTTATTGCCTATTATCTTCTTCATCTCTCATACACCATTCCTTCCATTTTTGAGTATTTCCGCAATCAAAATCACAACTATCATATTCACAATTAAATGGGCATTGAACTAAGTCACATTCAACTGTATGTGATGATAATTCTTTGCACGCTTTATCTAGTGCTTTTTCTAATTGCTTGCAATATGCTTCTAGAGCTTCTACATACAAACGGAC